AAATGGTTCAACGAAAAATGGGTGGACATTGGGTCTCCAAAAAAAGGGGGCAAATATCAACCGTGTGGAAGAAAGTCTGTGAGTGGGTCAAAGAGAAAGTATCCAAAGTGCGTGCCTTTATCAAAAGCAATGTCCATGACAAAATCAGAAAAGGCAAGCGCAGTAAAGAGAAAGCGCCAAGCCCCAAACACTGGCCCTAAACCAACTAACGTCAAGACATTTACTAAGCGTTACTACGGTGGTATGATTGATGTATAAAATTTTAAGGAGAAAATTATGCTAAAAGGTAAACAAAAAAATCTAGATAAAAATAAAGATGGTAAAATTACTGGTGAAGATTTCAAAATGATGAAAGCTAAATACGGTAAAATGATGAAAGCTAAAAGCGGAAAAGATGTAGATATTGATTTAATAGAAAAAATTGCAGAGAAGTCTTTATTTGGAAGTGGTAGAATGAAAGCTAAGAAAAAAATGATGGGTGGAGAAATGAAAAAACCTATGAAAGCTAAATACGGTAAAATGATGAAAGCCAGATATGGCACTATGGCTAAAGGTGATGTTAAAGAAGGTATATCAAAATCAAATGAATTTAAAAATAAATTAGAAAATTTTAGAAAAGACTCTATTAGAAAATTAAGAGGAGCTCAAGCTGGTCCTGCAGAGGAAGCTAAACTAAATGAAATGATGCCATCTATGAAAGACTCACCATCCGTAAGAGAAGCTAAAATGAAAACTGTTAAAATGAAACTTTCTAAAATGAAATACGGTAAAATGGTAAAAGCTAAAAAAGGTGTAATGGTCAAAAAACCAGAAGAAATAAAATCTTTACGACAATCAGCAACTCCAGGCTATTATCCAAAAGATATGCCAAAAAAATCTATGGGTGGAGAAATGAAAAAACCTATGAAAGCAGTAATGGGTGTTTTAGCTGCGGGTGTAGTAGGAGCAAAAGTTGCAAAAAAATTAATGCAGAAGAAAAAAGAAGCATCTGCTATTAGTCCTGCTATGAATTATTTAGGAGACACTGCTAAAAAATCTATGGGTGGTGAAATGAAACAAGGTTATGGCGCAGCTAGAACTTCTGGTATGGGTTTACAGGATGAAGATTTAATTCCAGGTAAGTCTATGGACTACTATAAAGATTTAATGTAATGAACTATGGCAACATCAGGAACTACAACATTCGATCTTCAGATCGATGATATTATTGAGGAAGCATATGAAAGATGTGGAATCAGGACTAATAGTGGTTATGATCTAAGAAGTGCCAGAAGAAGTTTAAATCTTTTATTTGCAGAGTGGGGAAACAGAGGCGTTCATCTTTGGAAAGTTGAACTGAATGAACAATTATTAACTGCAGGAGTTGCAACTTATAATGTTGCATCAAATGTTAATGATGTATTAGAAGCTTACATTTCATCAAGTTCTACTTCAGGAAACTCATCTTCTACAAACGATATTGCATTAACTAAGATAGATAGATCAGCTTATTCAGCTCTACCTAATAAATATGCAACTGGACAACCTTCACAATATTATGTGAATAGACAAACAACTCCACAAATTAATTTATATTTAGCTCCCGATGCATCAACTTATACTTATTTAAAATATTATACAATTAATAGAATCGAGGACGCAGGAGCTTATACCAATACTGCTGATGTTGCTTATAGATTCTTACCGTGTATGTGTGCAGGACTTGCTTATTATTTATCACAAAAAAAAGCACCAGATAGAATACAAATTTTAAAACAACTATATGAGGATGAATTGTTAAGAGCATTAAATGAAGACGGTTCAAGAAGTTCAGTTTATATTTCACCTCAAACTTATTTTGGAGATGGTGTGTAATGAGTTGGGCTACCGGTAGAAGATCTCTTGCTATATCTGATAGATCTGGCCAAGCTTTTCCATATAAAGAAATGGTTAAAGAGTGGACAGGTGCTTTAGTTCATATATCTGAATATGAACCTAAACATCCACAATTGGATCCACCTTATCATAAAGCAGATGCAGTTGCTTTAAAGAATACTAGATCACAAGACTTTCAACAAAATACTTCTATTGATGGTGTGGTTGCATCTTCTGGAGGACAAGGAATGATTAATGCTAATTTAACTTTACCAGGAGATTTTGCTTTTATTACTCAAGGAACTAGTGCTATGACACCTGCGGATCCTTCTTTACAAAATAGAAGAAGACAAGCAAAAATATTTATTAATTCAGTAACAGTGGGTATTTCATAATGGCTATCACTTATGCAAATTTTTTAACACAAATTAGAGATTATACTGAAGTAGATAGCACTGTTTTAACGGATGCAATTATTCAAAATTTTATTAGATCAGTAGAATTAGATATTGCAGGTAAAGTGGATTATGATGATCTTAGAAAATATTCAACTTCAACATTTACTTCTGGAAATAGATATGTGAGCTTACCAGCTGATTGTATGATTATGAGATCAGTACAAGTTATTAACGGTAGTGATAGAACTTTTTTAGAAAAAAGAGATACAAGTTTTATATCTGAATATAATGATAATGCTGCTACAGGACTGCCTAGATATTGGGCAAATTGGGATGATTTTAATATTTTAGTGGCTCCTACACCAGATTCTGCATATACAATACAGATTAATTTTATAATTGATCCTCCAAAATTTACTTCAACAAACAATACATTTCTTTCTACATACCAAGAGTCAATGTTATTACATGGTGTTTTAGTAGAAGCTTTTTCTTACTTAAAAGGCCCACAAGATATGTACAACTTATATAAAAACAAGTATAATGAAGAAGTACAGAATTTTGCTCTTCAACAAATGGGAAGAAGAAGACGTGCAGAATACGATGATGGTGTTCCTAGAATTAAAGTAGATTCACCATCACCATAAAATTAATAAAGGAGAATAATTATGGCTATTACAACTAATGCAATTTGCAATTCATTTAAAAAACAATTAATGGGTGGTGAACACGATTTTGATAGCGCAGGAGATACATTTAAATTAGCAATGTACGACTCTTCTGCTGCTATTGGTGAATCAACTACTAACTACTCATCAACATCTGAAGTATCTTCACCAGCAGGTTATACTGCCGGTGGTAAAGCTTTAGTTAATCAAGGTGTTAAAGTATCATCAGGAGTGTCTATCACTAATTTTGCTGATTTATCTTTCACTGGGGTTACTCTAACAGCTAGAGGTGCTTTGATTTACAACTCAACTACTGACGGTGGTACTGGTACTACTGAAGCAGTTTGTGTATTAGATTTCGGTGGAGACAAGACTGCAACATCTGGAACATTTACAATCCAGTTCCCTGCATTCACAACTTCTGCTGCAATTTTAAGAATATCGTAATTAAAAAGGAGTTAAAATGGCTTTGGTAGTAAATGACAGAGTAAAACAAACATCAACTACTACTGGTACAGGTACTTTTGATCTTACTGGATCTGTATCTGGTTTTGAAAGTTTTGTAACAGGTATTGGAGATACTAACACAACTTATTACTCAATCGTAAATGAAAACGGTGAGTTTGAAGTAGGGTTAGGTACAGTCACTGATGCTGCAACAGATACTTTATCAAGAGACACTGTTATTTCATCATCTAATAGTGACGCTCTAGTCAATTTTTCTGCAGGAACAAAAAATGTATTTTGTACATTACCTGCATCCAAAGCCGTTATCCTTGATTCAAGTGGAAACATTGTTGCAAACAATGGATCTAACTTAACAAATTTAAATGCAGATAATTTAGCTTCAGGAACTTTACCTGACGCGAGGTTCCCTGCTACATTGCCAGCAGCAAGTGGAACTAACCTAACAGCTTTAAACGCAACTCAACTTACTTCAGGAACTGTTCCAGACGCAAGATTTCCTGCTACATTACCAGCAGCAGATGGTTCTGCACTAACAGCATTAAACGCAACTAACATTGCTTCAGGAACTTTAGCTTCTGATAGATTACCTACGGTTCCAACAACAAAAGGTGGAACTGGATTAACTACAATTGGAACAGCTAACCAAGTTATTGCTGTAAATGCAGGTGCAACAGCACTAGAATACCAAACAGTAGATTTAGCAAATTTAAATGCAGATAATTTAACGTCTGGTACTGTACCAGATGCAAGATTTCCTGCTACACTTCCAGCGATTAGTGGAGCTAATTTAACAAACTTAGATGCAGATGATTTAGCTAGTGGAACATTACCAGACGCAAGATTTCCAGCAACACTGCCTGCAGCTAGCGGAGCAAATTTAACATCTTTAAATGCTACAAATATTGCTTCAGGAACTTTATCAGCAGACAGATTACCAACAGTGCCTACAACAAAAGGTGGTACAGGTTTAACAGCTATTGGAACTGCAAACCAAGTTCTTGCAGTTAATGGAGCTGGAACTGCTTTAGAATATCAAACTCCAACTACTGGAGATATTACAGGTGTTACAGCA